AACAAGATGAAAGCCAGGACGAAGGTCAGGACGAGGACACGGCCGTGTCCTCGTCCTGACCTTCGTCCTGGCTTTCATCTTGTTGCTCGCTATCATCGCCAGCGTCGTCGGGTGTCGGCAATGTGCCCTCACCCTCGCCAGACTCTGGTGGTTCGTCCGATTGCTGGACGCCGCCACCGCCAAAGGTGCACCCGGCTGGTCGGGTCGGCCACCAATCCATGAAGCATGCTATCTCCACGGCTACCCTGACAGCGGCGTAGTTGTCGAAGCTCATTCCCGCTGCCCTAACCTTGTCGCCGAACTCGGCGATGATAGCCGTGACCAGCTCATCCTGTATGAACATGGGCAGGCCATAGACGGTAGCCAGGATAGCCGAGGATACGGCTTCGGCGTCCCACTTTTCCATCGAGGACTTAGAGTTAGGGTTGCATTTAATCAGGTCTTCCAGCACCTTGATAAAGGCTTTGTCTGCATCCGTATCCAGGCCGTGTTCCCCGTTGGCGTACAAAGGATGGGCGTGGGCTGGCCTGGTGATAACATCCGCCAGCCCGTTAGCCCTTCGTTCCATGAGGTTGCGTATCAGGTCGGCCCGGTGCCGGTCATAGATATGAGAACCCTGCCACCATACATCTGCAAGGAACTCGATGCGCCTGTCTTCGATGATATTGGCTATGTCACTCACGCGGTTGTCTTGCATCCGCTCTGCTACTGCCTTGGCGTAGCTGAACGGAGTCCACTTGGCGTGTGCTGCCTCGTGTTGCGAGGCTGATACGTGGTCGCTCTTCTTCAAGCCGAAGTGCCAGCCACCATTCCTGTCCTTGTAGACCGAGTCTGTATCTTCGGTCCACAGGACATAGGCCGGGCCTTCGGTCAAGGTGTTGTACCAGGCCCGATAGGTTTCGATACTGTAGTCACCTATCAGCATGCCACCGGCATACTTGTCAGCGAAGGCCGATGCTTTCTGGTATTCATCGTGTGCCTTCTCGGCCACCACCTGTTGAAGAACGCTCACAAGCTGCGCTTGGGATTCCATCTGGTTTACCAACTTCCACCTCCGAAATGGTCTATCAGATTTTTCTTGATTCCCTTGTCTGTTTCTGCTCCGTACCCATTGATTACCAACGACGCTGTTTCTACGGGACTGAACCCTTTTAACAGTGTCTTGAGTACGGTTATCAAGTCACGGGTATTGAAGCACCGTGCCCTGGGTTCCTCGTATGGGAGTAAGAAGTCCACCGACGACTCGATTGGTGGCCTGGAATCGTGGACGAACTTCATGAGCCTATTAACCAGGTCGTCACGTGACATAGACCTGGCTTGCTCACCGTATTCCGGGCTGATTAGTGCCGTGTCTGTCTTGACCAAGCGCGACAGCACTACGCGCTCGTCAGCCAATGGCTGGTTGATGCGGAACTGTACCGCCAACCTGCTTACCATCGCCGGGTCTAACTGGAACGTGGTGTACGCTCCACCCGGCGGGTTGGCAGTCATGATGAACCAGAAGTCCTCGTGAACGGGAACGTCTGCGTCGGTTATGCCGCTGGCCTGCGGGATAGACCATGACCTGCCTACTTGGTCGGTGACTGAATAGCATGCCGAGCGTAGCTCGTCCGGTGCCCTGGTCGCCTCTTCCATCAAGAATATGTAGCCGTTCCTGATAGCTTCGGTGAGCATACCGTCCACCCACTTGAGGTAGACACCTTGCTCGCTGTTCACCGGTGCTGGTATACCTACCAGCGCATCCATGCCCATCTGTTCGTTGCAGTTCATCGACCGGAACCCGATGCCCATTGACTTAGCCAGATACTTGGCAAGGTATGTCTTACCTGTACCTGATTCACCAATGAACATCATTGGCTCACCCACAAAACGGAGTGCCGTCTCCAATACATACTCACCATACGGTGACCAGGCGGGTGGTTCGTTGTCTATGTCCTGTTGTATCTCATTGGCGGTCTTGTAGGTTAGGCGTAGCCCATCTGCTCGGTCGCCCATTACTTGTTCCAGCTCTGTTGCCTTGGGGTTTGGGCTGTAACCAAGGCTGACCATATCGGCATCGGTAATGGAGTTCTTCTGAGTTATGTTGTCTAATAACGGAACGGTTTGCTCGGCCATCTCTTGTGGGGTAACGGCGAACCGGGCAGGATTCTCGCTGTCTTCGTATGTTTGCTCAGTTACCACGGGTGCTGAACTAGAATGTTTATTGACGTGCTGTTCTTTGAGGCGGGGGTGACTTGGTAGCTCATCGCCGCACGTTGGGCAGTGGGTCAAACTATTTAAGTCTGCCATTATTCTTTGCTCCTCTTATTATTTTGTGTAGCTGTGTGTGTCCGTTGCACTGTCGCACAAGCCGTACTGTTATGGGCGATATGAGGGTGGTAAGTGCACCACCCTCGTCCATCTACTGGAGCATCGCATCTATAACTTATTACTCGTACACATGCGCTAGTCTCTGAGGCGTCTAGCCGCCTGCCGGATTTGTCGCGCTCCCTTGGCTTGCTATGCCACTGAGATGTATCACTACGGCTCTAGTTTCCCGAGGTCGCTGGAATTCCTTGGACGCTCGCGTTGCATCTGGCTTACGGATTTGGTATGTCGCATCAACCGTAGCCTGCATCACATTGCTTTTTCTCAAGGAACCCATGCTACGCTGGCTATCCAGCGGTGGCTGGGACTTGGAGCTGCGCTTCACGGCACCGTGCTTGCCGTTCGATTGAGTATTGGATGCTAGTGCAGGACCTTGGGGGCTGCTTCCCGACCAACGACTGGCCGGGCTAGATGAGGGAAACAATACCTAGCATCGCTGTTGTTAAGGTACTTCTGGAAACCTCCTCGTTACGTGTGGGTCAGTGCACTTCACTACCCTATGTAAGCATAACATAGTCTAACGTCACCGTCAAGACGAGTGAACACGAGGTGGGTGGATGGCACGAGTCCACGAAAGCCGCGCTACCCATATCAGTGCCGAGCCGGTTTTATGGACCGCCGGGGCTGGAAGGCATAGGTCCAACGCAAGATTGCTGGAACAGGACGGAGTAAAAATAGGGTACGAGTAAGGTCGGGCTGGTCAAGGCCAAGGTGATACGTGCAGAGCTTGGCCTTGGCTTGGCATGGTGGCGTTGGCCATGGTGGCCGTGGCCGTGGTCATGGTAGGCGTGGCGAGGCATTGGTGGCCTTGTGGCCTTGATTGCGTGGCGTTGGTGGCTGGCTAACCTTTGACTACCTATTGAATACTTTTGGCCTTGTGTGGTGCTTGTAGTGGCTTGGCGTGGCGTGGCGTTGGCGAGCCTAGGCGTTGGACAAAAAAATAGGCCGTGGCGTGAACCACGGCCTAACCTTGGCGAGCCTAGTGGCTAGCCATTGGCCTTGAGCTTACCATCGGCCTTGGCCTTGTCACAATGCGCCTTGAGCTTGGTAGAGCCTCCGCCTTGCACTACGATAACCTCCTTGGTAATCTTTCCATCACATGACGCCTTGGCCAGACGCCTTGAGGCCGAGTCAGAACCAACGACGATATTCAAGGCCTCGCAGACTTTTTTGGCTGACGTGTACTCGATACCGTCAATCTTAAAGGTGGTGCCCTTGGCGAAGATGTAGTTGGCTTCACTTGGCGTTGAACGTCCACTACCGCCGGAACCACCACCGGAGAGCTTCAAGCCAACGAGTTTGGTATCGCTTGAAAATGTCCAGGCGTCTTTGGTTCCAACTTTGGTGGCATCCCAAACGTGCTTGACGGTTCGGACAATGCTCGTGACTTTGGCGTGCGTGCATTTAAAAGCTAAAAGCTCATCGTCGGTCATGGCGTCCACCTTGGCCTGTAAGGCCTTGGCTTCGGCCTTGTCAGCATTGGCCTTTACCTTGGCCGCTTGTTTCTCCTTGTCTACGCTGGCCGCTTTGTTGATTGCCTTTCTGGCGTCTTTAGTCTTGCCTCGCATGGCGCTGGCGAGCACATCGTCCTGTTCCGCCGGTGACAGGCTGGCCAACAATGCCATGGCCTTGTCAAGCTCGGTCATGATGTTGCCTTGTTTGGCTTCAATGGTCTCAATGGTGGCCTTGGCTTCATCTAGGGTATCTATAACGGTTTCGAATTTGGTAGTCATAACCTCTCCTTCAATTGTGTCCGTGGTGGCCGTGTTTCCCGTGGTGGGTTTCTGGTTACGCTTTGCCATGGTGGTTCACCTCTTGGTGGCGTTGGTTTTGGCCTCACCCGTTGGCGTGGTCATGCGCCACCCGTGGAGTTTAGTCGCTTTGCGTGGCAATGTCAAGCATTGCGTGGTTATTGGTTCCGGGTGGTGCCCTATGGTGAGCGCATGGTGCCAAGGCGAGCTTTGGGATTATTGCGAGAATGGCCGCATCTCACCAGAAATATTCAGTCCTAAATGATAGGTGAGTATTACTTGCAATTAGTGGCTGGTGGTACTGGGTATTATTAACCGTTAACCCCACCCCCACCCTGGCGAGGCATGACCGGGGGTATGTGTGTGTGCGCGGTACTCATAAACGGTGCTTTCAGTTCACCGTGATTAAGAGTAACAAAACTGGAAACCGAAAAGGCAAAAGCGCAGAATATATCTGAGTAATTTGACGATTTGGGGAATAAAGCGCCCCCAGTCTGGGGGGACTGAGGGCTTAAGGAGGTGATGTGACGTGTGGTGCCGCACGCCAGAAGGAGTATACCATAAACGGAGTAGTCCCACTAAGCACTTGACAGATTTTGCGATTAGCCGGTAAGCGACGCTAGTCCATTCCGGTTCAGGTAGTACCCCTAACCTTCGGGTTATTCTTAGAAGGTCCACCGCCCTCGTTTATAAGGGGCCTACTCTACCTGACGCGCCCTCCCTATATGGAAAGGCCGGGGACAAAAGGCCGTCCCCGCACTGTCATGTTAGGCTACCATACCCCTGCTATTGTTGCAACAACTCGGTGTCCATAGTATTCTGTCCCAGTATGGCAACTAACAGTTGGCGTCCTTCCTGGCGTAATGGCAAGCAGCCCCGGCCTGATGTGATTCCCAATGAGGTCGAAAAGCCGCGCATGGCTAACAGCGTCAAAAGTAAGGACCTAGCCCAGCGGATACTGTTCTATACCCAGAACACTGACTTGCTTGTCAGGCGGCTAGTCGCTTTGTCCCAGGGGGAGATTGACGGCACCCGGCCCGCCGACCAAGTTAGGGCAATCGAGCTTTTACTCGATAGGGTATTTGGCAAGGCCCCGGCGGTTATAGACATCCAGGGCGAGATTACCCACAAGGCCATAAACGACTTCTCCGACGATGAATTGCGCGCCCTAGTGGATTTAAGAAACCGCATCATAGAAGGTGAGGTAACCCCCGTTGACGACGACCAAGACTGACGAAGCCCTAGCTCTTGAGGTAGGGGAAGCTGCGGCCTGCGCCCTAGCCCAGCGGTATTTTGACGACTTCTTAAGCTACGTCCAAGTACTGGAACCACCCCCAGGACGGGGCATTATTCCCTTTGAACGGTGGCCGCACCTAGTAGAAGTGTGCCAGCACCTTAAAAAAGAGAAGCTGATAGTATGGTTAAAATCACGACAGACCGGAGCTTCGTGGCTTTTGGCGGCCTATGCACTATGGACGGCGATGTATCGTACTGGAGCACTGGTCCTTTTGCTATCCCAGGGGGAGGAGGAATCCAAGATTCTCCTGTCGAAGAGCCGCTTTATCTTCGAGAGGCTGCCTTCGTCTTTGAAAACGCCGCTGGGGACAGATTCGAGACAAGAATTGACATTTCCCGGGATGGAATCGGGCATCAGGGCACTGCCCTCGACGGATAAAGCAGGCCGTTCCACCACCGCCTCACTGGTAATACTAGACGAAGCCGACTTCCACGAGCATTTAGAAGCCAACTACGCCGCTGTTAAGCCAACTGTTGACGACACAGGCGGTCAACTCATCATGGTTTCCACCGCGAACGCTTTTAACTCCCGTTCTATGTTCAAGAATGTGTACCGGGACTCCCCTGATAACGGCTTTAAGAAGCTGTTTTATTCGTGGAATGTGCGCCCGGGACGAGATAACCAGTGGTTTAATGACAGACAGAAGGAATATTCCGACGTATCGTTATTCGAGAAAGAATATCCGGCCACGGAATCAGAAGCGTTAAGCCCGCCCCGGACTATTTCAGCCTTCGACCACGATATACTGGCCTTAATGGCCCAAGATTGCCGCCAACCCATCAGGCAAATATCCGTCGGACCGGCACAGGCCAGCATCTGGCAAGACTACCACCCAGGCAAGCGTTACGTCGCAGGCACCGATACCTCCCACGGCACCGGAGGCGACTACGCCGTGACCGCCGTGCTAGATACCAGTACCGGCTACGTCGTGGCCGACATCCAGACCAACTTGATACCCCCAGACCAGTTGGCCCTAGCTTCTATGGAGCTATTAAAGCTGTACCACAACCCAGTATGTGGCGTGGAAGACAACGACTGGGGCGTACTTACTATATCTACTGCTAGGGAAGCTAGATACCCCCACCTTTACTACCGGGACGAAGACAAACCGGGCTGGCATACCGACGAACGCTCCCGCTACGTGCTGTGGGGTGAGATGATTGAGGCGATAGCTAGCAGATTGCTGATAATCGCCAACATGGACGGGTTGTCCCAGTTCTATACCGTTATTAGGAACCCCAAGAAGAACGGCAGGATAGAAGCCCAGGAAGGGGCGCACGACGATTATCCCCTTGCCGTGGGTATAGCCTGGCAGCTGCGCCGTTTTGCCCAAGCGTCAGGCAGGGATAAGTACGGCCCCAAAGAAGGTGGCTGGCAGCGCATACTGGGCAAGCGTAATAAGCCATCGAGGTGGTAATAATTGCCTTACGACGAAAGACCCACAGTTGAGTCAATACGCCAGCTGACTAAATACCTGCAAGACGTGTGGTCACGTACCCACATCAAATGGCAGGAAATTGACAGCTATTACCAGCAGAAGTACCAGTTATGGCCCGAGGGCCTTAACCGGCCTGAGTGGCTGAAACCGGCACGTTCCCGTTCTATCGTTGACCACGCCGTAGACCACCAACTGGCTTACGAGCCGATAG